TGCCGCCAAGCGGCTCGAACTGGCGGAGGAGCGCAAGTGCAGCGCCACGGGCCGCTGGGTGCAATCCGTGCGTGCGGTGCCCGCGNCGGAGCGCCTCATGCAGTAGATATGGGTGTCCCGATCTNGCGCTGNCTGNGGTGAATACGACGCATGCAGCAACAGCGCACGGCGCGAGTGACGCGCGCCGAACTCTGTCATCAATAAGCTGCCATCAATAAGCACTGAACAAAAAAGGAAGCAGGACATGGGAATCGAAGACCGTTTGGAAAACTGGAGCCGCGTGGTACGCGACCCGAGCTGGCAACCACAGTACTGCGCATCGTGGGCGCGCCTAGCCGTCGCCATGCGCGATGCCGGGACCGGCGCGCCGCAAGCCATCATCACCGTCGATGTGAATGACGGCTGGCTGGTGGAGCGCGCCTGGCAGAAGATTGCCGACCCGGTGGCGAAGCGTTTGCTGCAGTATCACTACGTGCATCGCATGCCAGCAGAGATGGTGTGCCGCATCCTNGTGCGCAAGTACGGCGCGTCGCCGCACACGCTCAAGCACTGGAAGGTGCGCCTGGCGAAGGCGCAGTCGATCATGTCGCACGTCATCGATTCGGAAGTCGCGCGTGTGCAGATGACGAAGGCCGTGCGCGCGGCTGCTGCAGCGGTGCCAATGCACGCCTGAAAAATTTTCGAATTTTTTTCGAACACCGCTTGCACAGAACATATCCCCTTCGTATTCTGTTTCCCAGATGTTCGATTGCCCTTGCGGCGTAACCGGTTCAGACCGAGACATGCACCCCACTGGGGTGCATTGACTTACCCAGACGAAGCGCAAACGCAATCAAATGCAGCCCGCCACCCAGCGGGCTTTTTTGTTGCCTGGCTTCGCTCATACACACGCAACACCTGCCTCGATGTCACTGCACGGTGACGACTCGATCGAGGTGATCTCAATCCTGATGCAACTCACTCGATCGATCGCGCTTTGGTGCGCGCATCGATGAAGGCGCTTGTCCAATGGCAGATCTCTCCGATGTTTCCAACGCACTCGTCACGCTAGTCACGGGCGTGGTCTATCCGAACGGAACCGGCCAGCCGTCGATCACGGGCAACCCGGTGCTGGTCTACAGCGGCTGGCCCAACATGACACAACTGAAGACCGACTTGCAGGCCGGCAAGGCGCATGTGTCAGTCTTTCCCAGCACCAGCCATCAACGGCACAAGAGCACAGCGTTCTCCGATTGGAGTGTGGCCATGCCACCCGCAAACACGCTGGCGCTGAGCGTGACTGCGCAGACGGTCATGGTGAATGGCACGGTCAGCACGCCGCAGAACGCAGTGCTGCTGGTCGACGGGCGGGCGTATGTGTACGCAGTGCAGGCCAGCGATACACCGGTGAGCATTGCGACGGCGCTGGCTGCGCTGGTGGCAGTGGACCAGCCCGCAACCGCAGCGGGTGCGTCGCTCACCATTCCCCACGCGACCTACATTTCGCCGCGCGTGGGTGGGGTCGGCACCGTGCAGCGCGAAACGCGCCGGCAGGAGCGCACGTTCCTCATCTCCACGTGGGCGAATGGTGCTGCGCCGCGTGACCTCATCGCGGGCAAGATCGATGCGGTGCTCTCGGGCATCGTACGGTTGACGTTGCCCGACCAGGGTGCAGCGTTGCGCTACAAGCGCGGTCATCAACATGACGACCTAGCCAATGGCATCTACCGGCGGGACCTGCGCTATGCCGTCGAGTACGCGACCATCGTGACCGACACGGCGTACCAGATTGCGACGGGCGTGGAGAACGTAACGGCCGGCGCATCGATGGGTGCGCAGTTTCCTGTTCGAACCATCATGCAGTAGCGCAATCGCGACCGTATTGCAGTAGAAGTCAACCCACCCGCGCCGCCCGTTTTATTCGGGCGGTTTTTTTATGTCCGGCCGCCCTTGTGCGGCCTTTTGTTTTTCTCACTCGGAGGCACGCATGCCGATCGTCCAGCAGGGCAGCATCAATACCACTGCACTCATCGTTCCGGACCTGTACGTCCAGATTGTTCCGCCGCAGGTCACCCTGCTCAACGGCGTTCCCACCAACGTGCTCGGCGTGGTCGGCACGGCTACCTGGGGCCCCGTCAACTCGCCGACGCTGATCGGCAACATGGCCATGTATGCGCAGACGTTTGGTGCGATCCAGAACCGCACCTACGACATGGGCACCGCGGTGGCCGTGGCTGTGCAACAGGGCGCCAACAACTTCCGCTGCGTGCGCGTGACCGATGGCACCGACACTGCCGCCACGGTGGTCGCGCAGACCAACGGCGTGACGTTCAGCGCCAAGTACACGGGCTCGCTGGGCAACACCGTTACGGTGGCGCTGTCAGCAGGTTCGGCCGCCAATACGTGGAAGGTGACCGTGGCCGCGCCCACGTTGGCACCGGAAGTGTTCGACAACATCGGCGCTGGCCAGACCGGCAATGCGCTGTGGGTCGCGATCGCCAACGCCATCAACAACGGCGTGAGCGTGATGCGCGGCGCCTCGCAGATCATCACCGCCACCGCAGGCGCCAGCACCACCGCACCGACGGCGGCCACGCTGCAACTGGCCGGTGGCACCGATGGCGCAGCCACCATCTCCGGCTCGGTGTTGCTCGGTCAGGACACCGTGCCGCGCAAGGGCATGTATGCGCTGCGTAACCAAGGCGTGTCGATCGCCATGTTGGCCGATTGCGCCGACGCGACCACCTGGCCGACCCAGGTGGCGTTCGGCTTGTCGGAGGGCATCTACATGATCGGCACGGGCCCGAGCGGTGACACCATCGCCAACGCCGTCACGGCTAAGAGCACCGCCGGCATCGACTCGTACGCCTTCAAGCTGCTGTTTGGCGATTGGGTGTACTGGCTCGATACCGTGAACGGTGTGACGCGCCTGGTGTCGCCGCAAGGCTTTGTGGCGGGCCTGCTGGCCAACCTGTCCCCGCAGAACAGCAGCCTGAACAAGCCCATCTACGGCGTGGTTGGCACGCAGAAGACGTTCGCCAACCAGAGCTACAGCTCGGCCGAGTTGCAGGCGCTCATTCAAGCGGGCATTGACGTGGTCACCAACCCGGTGCCGGGCGGCGCGTACTTCGGTTGCCGTGCGGGTCACAACACCAGCTCGAACGCGCTCACGCAGGGTGACAACTACACGCGCATGACCAATTACATCGCCAGCACGATCAACGCGGGCATGGGTAAGTACGTTGGTCAGCTGCAGTCGGCCACGGTGCGCGCGCAAGCGGCGGCCACGCTGTCGAACTTCCTCAGCTCGATGGAGCAGCAGGGGATGATCGGCGCGGTCAACGGCGGCCCGGCATTCTCGGTGCAGATCGATGCCAACAACAACCCGATGAACCGCGTTGCGCTGGGCTACATGCAGGCTGACGTGAAGGTGGTCTACCTGTCGGTCATCGAGAAGTTCCTGGTGAATGTGGAAGGCTCGCAGGCGACGGTGATCCGTACGTCGACGGCAAACCAGTAATCCACCTCACACCCGCCAATCAACCTTCTGGCCCCGCATGGCGCGGGGTCTTTTCTTTTGGAGAACGTTATGCCGATTCAAGGCTACTCCGTCGGTCGCGACTACACGCTGGTCATCCAGACCGCCAACGGCACGCTGCAACCGAACAAAATTACCGCATTCAAGAGCAAGCAGGATGTGACCGACGTGCGCGTCAAGCGCCTGGACGGCATCACCGACCACATTCGCTTCTTCGACGGCTGGTCGGGCTCGTTTGACGTGGAGCGCCAGGACGCCACGCTCGACAACTACTTCGCCCAGCTCGAAGCGGGCTACTACGCCGGCGTGAACGAAGCGCCTGCGCAGATCTACGAAACGATCCAAGAAGCCAATGGCTCGGTCTCGCAGTTCCGCTATGACGGCGTGCTCATGACGCTGGCCGATGCGGGCAACCGTGCGGGCGACGCCACCATCAAGCAATCCGTCAACTTCGTGGCCTCGCGCCGCATCAAGGTGTCCTGATGACCAACGTGACCATTACGCCGATCAAGCCCTCCGAACAACTCATCAANTCCGCTGTGAAAGAAGTGATGGTGGACGATGCNCTGGGCCGCAAGATCACGCTGCGCAAACCGAGCCCGCTGGCCAACCTCGACTTTGCCAAGGCCGCGGGCGGCAGCGAACTGAACATGCTCTACCTGGCCGAGGTGGCACAC